CGACGACGTCGAGGAGGTTCCTGCGTAGTACACGGTGACGCCGGCGTTGGTCGAGTAGAACCAGTCGAGCGCGATGGCGCCCTTCGGGAACGACGGGATCGACGCGGTGACCTGGTTGGTCGAGCCGGACAGCGCCGCCGTGGAGGCGGAGTTGCCGCGCGAGTTCCCGGACCAGTAGAAGCCGGCCCCGGTACGTGCGGCGACGCCGACCCAGAGGGTGACAGCACCGATCGAACCGAGAGTCGTCGACACCTGGAGGGTGGGGGCGACCGGCTGCGGCAGCGGGTACGACTGCGAACCGATGAGGAGCTTGTCCTCCGCGATCAGCGTCTGGTTGAGCACCTGGAACGTGGACTCCGCGTACGGGTCGTAGAGGCCCTGCGCGAGGTCGTACGCATCCTGGGTGACGAGGCCGGCCAGACCGACAGGCTGGTATTTCGCCTGGAAGTCCTGCTCAGCGAACACGACTTCGTTCGACGCGTAGTCGAAGCCCGGCGTGGCGCGCGGCTGGCTGGAGTTCACGTTCAGGAACGCACGCCAGACCGCGAACGGCGAACCGTTCTTCGAGCCTTCACGGGCGACACTGTCGCGGAACGGCGTCACGACCGGGATGAGCCGGACGATGCCGGTCAGGTCGTAACTGTAGGCGCCCGTCGATTCGAGGATGCCTGTGGTCTGTGCCTTGGTGATCTCGTCGAGAGTCTCCTTGGCGATGTCTTCAATGGGAACACCCATTATCGTTGCCCTTTCTTGGGTAGTGAAGGTGAGTTGCGGGGTCTAACGCCGGAACCGGCTGGCGGCCTGGGCGCGGAGGTCCTGCCACGACGCAGCAGTGATCTCGGTGAGACGGTTCTTCGCGGCTTCCTGCTCCGCAACCGTCCCGGTGAGAGCGGCGGCTTTGAGCACGTCGATCTCTTCCTCAGTCACTTCCGACTTCTCCACATCAGTGGTCTGTCGGTCGTTCTGCGGCAGGGGCATCGGCCCCTTCGGGGTGACCCCGTTCATTGCGACACGCGGCTTAGCCGGCGATTTCAGGAACTTGATGTCCTCTGCCTGCGACTTCACGAGCTCACGGAGTTCCGCGAGCTCCTTCGTGAAGTCACCTTCGGCGGCATCGGGCTCCTCACCCTTCGCTACGTCCGCTGCGATTCCGGCGTCAGCCTTCGGCGCAGCAGTCGTGTCCTCCGCCGCGGGGGCGGCGGGAGTCTCTGCCTCGGCTTCCGGAGCCGCGGCACCCTTGACGGGCTGGATCGCGGATTCCGGCACAACGCCGAGGATGTTTTTGTTCGAGTCGAACACGACAACCAACTGGTCGTCGGTGTCGTCGGTGGTGTCGTCGTCGGCCTTCACGACCGGCTCGGTCACTTCTTCGCCCTCGGTCTTCTCGACCTCGACGGACTCGTCGTTCTTCGTCACGGTTTCCTCCGTTTCGGGGGCGAGGGGCAGCGACCCCAACACCTTCGTGAGAGCCTCAGCCGCGTCGCGGAGAAGCGTTTCGTTTTTGGCCGAGAGAACCCGGCCGGATTTGCGGACGGCGACAGCGGACTGCGTGCCGACGATGTCGAACTCAGCGAGCGGCTGAAGCGCCTTCACGATCGCGGACGCCTTCTCCATCTCCTCCGAGATTTCGATGTCACCCTTCTCCCCGGCCGCGTACACGGCGAGGATTCCGCGGGCGTACTCGATCGCGCACGCGGCGTCTTCGAGGTTCCATTCGTTCTCCCACCCGTCATCCGCTCCCGCGACACCCTCCTGGGCTTCCCGGCCGGCGAGTTCGGTGATGGCGTACTGGGCGAAGTTCAGGATCGAAATGAACTTCTGCGCAGTGTCGTGGTCGACCTGCTCCCACTCCGGGGAGGACGGCGTCGAGGCGGCAGGCGAATCGCCCACCAGAGTTTCGGTCGGGTCGAGGTTGTCCTTCACGACGGGGTCGGACACGGGGGGTTCCTCCAGTTCGGTTGATGCCTTAGCGAGCGCCCGCACCTGGTCGGTGGAGAGCAGTCCCGCGTCCGCGGATTCTTCGGATTTGGTGAGCAGGAAATGGGTGCCATTCGCTGCACGGTCGACGAGGTCCACGCGGGGCACGTCGAGGTCGACGATTTTCGTGAAACCGTCTTCGTCTTCTAGTTCGAGTGACGAGGTCATGCGGAGCCCTTCTGTTGCCGCGCAAGCTGTTGGGCTTGCGCGATGGAGTGCTCCACGTCGAGGCGCGCCGAGAAGCGCGACAGGAACACAGGGTTGGTAGAGACGAGCAGGGTGTTGTTCTGGGCTTGCCAGCCCGCCTTCTGCGGTCCGGGGCGGAGGTTGATGCCGGTACCTTCACCGGAGTTCGACCAGTTCATCGACCCCTCGAACCCGATCCCGAGTCCGGCGAGGATGCCGCCCTTCGTGTGGCTGATCTGGTGGGTGAGAGATTGGCCGATCGCGAAGCTGTACCCGAAGTTCGTCGGGTCGGTGGCCTGGTCGAAGGCGATCAGTTTCTTCTCGTGAACGCCGCCCGCCTGGGATCGGTCGAGGGTGAACTGCACATGCACGGCCGGGTTCTTGAACAGGCCGAGAATGTCAGCGTTGAGTTCGTCATCGTCGAACCCGAACATGTTGCCTTTGAACAGCAGCGGTTCAAGCGGGATCAGATGATGCAGGATCGAGTGGCAGTCGTCGCGGCCGACGAAGAACAGGTATTGGTCGCCGTATCCGGTCGGCGGGACCCCGGCGAGCCCTTCCGGGGTGTACGCGGAGATGAGGGCGCCGATGCGCGGGTCGTCGTCAATCACTTGGTGCCTCCGAGCGCTTGGTCGATGATCTGACGTGTCTCGCACGGCCAACCGACGGAGTTGGGGCAAGTCATGCAGCACGGCGTCACGTTCTCCGCGTAGCCGTACTCGTCCTGCTCCTGGTAGTGGCCTTCACGATGGAGGACGGTGAGCGCCACGAGCGCGTCATGCTCAGTCATCGGAATGCACCCGCCGCGCTTTCCCTTGCGGGGACCAGCCGGTGATTCTCCCCGACTTGACCATGTCCCACGCTGTCTCGTCGACGATCGCGCCGATGAGCCAGTCGCCCATCTTCACGACTTGTCCGTCTTCCAGAATCCAGGGGTTCGGGTTCCGGTAGACGTAGTTCTCGACGATGCGGGCGTGGCCGGCTGTGTCGGTTCCGTCGATGTGGAACACACCGGAGCGTTGCCCGCCCGCTTTCATGAACCCGTGGCACGCCAACTCGATCTCGCGCTCAGTCGCCCAGTCGCGGTACCCGTCCGCACCTTTTTTGATGTTCGGGTCGCGGCCCGCCTGGTAGGCGATGCCGAGGACGAACCGGTCCTCTTCGTCAGTCATCAGCGTGCCTTTCGATTGGGGACTAGATATCCGAGCCGCAATAAGCTATATTGGTAGTAGAGAGAGAAAGTGAGGTGGTCCAAATGACCGCATTCCGGAGCCAACGCCCGATCGCAACCGGCCGTTACCATGCACCGCTGGCTGAGAAGACAGCCGACGAACTGCTCCTCCACGTTCGCAAGAACGAGGCGGACGCTGAGGAGTGCTACCTGCAACTCCGCCAGGACGGCTGGACCGAGGCCCAGATCGTCTCCGCAACCGACACGACCCTTCGCGACTAGGAGCAGGAATCATGAGCAAGCACAAGATGGACAGCCTGGAGTTCGATGGCGTCAGTAGCCACTGGACGGCGATCTGCACTTGCCACAACCCGGACGGTGACGGGGTCGGCCGGGCTGACTTCGACGGGCAGACCGCGTTCGACGCGTATCTTGCCTGGGAGGATCACGCGGCAGGCCAACCCGACGATCTCGTCATCCCCACGGGGGCCGTTTACGCCCGCGACGTGGAGGGGGATTCGGGTGTGGCTGTTTCGGTCAAGCGGTACCAAAACCATCAAGGCAGCAACATCTCGATCGGCCTCCACGGCATCGGGTTCGACGCCCACGCCTGGGTAACCGACGCGCAATGGAACGAGATTCGGGGTGCGCGATGAGCGCCTGCACTCATCCCCAACCGGTCGAGTTCGGAGCGTCCGAGGTCGTATGGGATGAAGCCGGACTGATCGGCCACGCCGTCCTGCCTTGCGAGAAGTGCGGCGAGTACATCCGGTGGGAAGTCACCGAGTAAAGACACCCGGGACGGTGGGCGGCCAGATAAGGAAGCCCCCGCCGCCCCGCCGGAGTAGACTAAGCTGGACAGTTACACTGACGGCCGAATGCCCCCGAGAGATCGGGGGCATTCGTGTTAGATCAGCCGGTACGGTTCCGGGAACGGGATCGGCTCCTTGTCCTGCCCGTCCGTGATCTGCACCCACAACCAATACACGCCCGGCGCGTACGTGTTGTCGAGCAGCAGCATCACATGAATCACGGACGGGCTGATCGAGAGCAACGTTGTCGGGGCGGACCATGAGGTCGGGCGGACGAGCGGGTCCGCCGAGACTCCCATCTGTACCGTGTCGCCGGTGATGTTCGTCCCGTATAACTCGATGATGTTGCCGCCGCATTGCCGCGAGTATCCCTCGCTGACGACGATCACAGGCTGCGCCATCATGCCTCCTGTCTGAGTTGCCAGCGGAACGACGCCTGGTCGATGGTGAAGAACACGGCTTGCCGGTTGCGGGCGATGCCGGTAGCGGCCAAGGTGCCGACGCCGCTCAAAGTGGCGGGGGCGAACACCGAGCTCCTCGATGAAGTGACCAGTTGACCGCTACCGGAAAGGACCGTCGCCACCCCGATTTGCGGGGCGAGGGACAGGAACATTCCCCCGGACCCGGTGAGCGCTGCTGTCCCGTCGATGTTCTGCACCCCGACCGCCTCCATATCCCCGGCCCCCGTCAATCTCGGGGTGCCGTTGAGTGTCGGAGTTGAGGCGGGTGTCAGGTTCCCGGTCCCGGCGAGCGCAGCGGACGCGGACAGTGCTGCGCTGTCGGTTTCGGTGAGTGCCCCGGAGCCGGTGAATGCGGATGCGGTGCCGCCCGTCCCGAATCCGACCGTCGACAGGGTGCCCATCCCGACGAGCGGGCCGGGAGTACCGGTCGAGAGGATTGTCGCACCCGCCAGAACACCAGCACCGCCGAGAGTGGCGACGTCGGAGAACTGTGCACTGACACCCGCGGCGAGCGAGCCAGTTCCGGTGAAGGTGGCAGACGCTCCGGTTGCTGGGCTCACAGCCGCGGAGAGAGCACCCGACCCCGTGAAGGCCGCACTTGTCGCTGTCGCGGGCCGGGTTGCTCCGCTGAGCGCGCCCGCCCCGGTGAGGGCGGCTGTGCTGCTGACGATCAGGTTGGCTACGGTTGCGGCGAGCGTGCCGGTACCAGTCAGTGCGGCGAGGGCTTGGATACCCGCGACTGCCTCCATGTTCCCGGAGCCGGTCAGTGTCGCCGACGCCAGAACGGTAGGCGCGACCGCCGTGGCCATCGTCCCAGCGGCGCTGAACGCTGCTGTGGCGGCCGTAGATTCCGTCACCGTAGTAGTTAGCGCACCCGCACCCGAAAGGCTTGCAGGGGCGAGCACAGCCGTTGTGGCGGTGATGCTACCGGTGCCGGTGAGCGCAGCGGTCGAGTTGATGGTCGGTTGGACGGTATCACTGAGCACACCCGCACCCGTGAGGGTGCTGGGGCGGCTGATGCTGGGCGTGACGATCGCGCTCAGCGAGCCGGTCCCGCCGAAACCAGCCGTGGTTCCGGTTGCGGCGGCGAGCGCCGCTGTCAGTGTGCCAGTGCCGGTGAGGGTGCTGGTGGCGAAGAACGTCAGAATGACGGTCGGGGCGACAGTCCCGCCGACCGCCCCACCGTTCATGATCGCGGTGACGGTGGCGTTGGTTCCAGCGACAGCGCCCGAGCCTGGGTATGCGCCCGCCTGCCCACCGAACGGGATCGCGGTGACTGTCACCCCAGTACCCGCGGTGACAGTCGGGGTGACGACGGCGGAGTACCCGCCGGGGAGGCTCGTACCAGTCGCGTCCGCTTCCGCCGAGATGACAGGAGGAACCGCACCCGACGTTGCACCAGCAGGGATCGCGGTGACGGTGGCACCGACCGTTGTGGAGAGGGTCGGGGCGACCGCACCCGAGGTCGCCCCGGCTGGCGGTGCGACGACGGTGATATTCGTGGCGAACGGGATCAGGTCCGTCGCGGCCGGATCGAATGCGAAGTCGTCGAACCCATACTCCTGAGCGGAGGCGGTCAGCTTCCCCATGAGTGTTTTCGTGAACGTGCGGCCCGCACCCAAATTCGCGGCACTGTTCACGTACTCGGTTTCCGCCGGGGTGGTGGAGCCGTACGCGTAGTAGGCGACTTTGATGACCCCGTTCGAGGTTGTTGATCCGGCTGTCGCGAACACTTTGATTAGGTACTTCGAACCGGCGGTGAGCACGTTCGTGAACGTGAATACGCCGGTCGTCCCGGTCGCGTCATCGACCCGGAGCTTCCCGGCCCCGTTGATGTGGACGGAGAAGATACGCCCGGTCGCATCGGAGAAGTAGATCAGGTGCGCGTCACCCGTCGACAACACCTTCATGTCGACGACGATCTCCGCCGCGCATGATGTGATCGAGGCGAGCGTGTACTGCCCGCCGCCGAACGCCGAGGCGGCAACCTTCGCCCCCATCACTCCGTCGTAGTTGTCCGCGGAACTGAACGTGAGCCCAGTCCCGAAGATCGCATCGAACGCGGTCCCGGATGCGCCACCCGAGTTCGCGGTGGTCACAGCGACGCCGTCAGTACCGCCTTCAAAGGTGTTACTGACGACGGCCATGAATCAGACTCCTTTGTAGATGTAGTGCGTGGTCGGTGAGATTCCCGCAGTCGCGATCTGCCCGGCGGTCGGCGGCCAGGTGCCGGTGAACTGCCATCCGGTCATCGGAGTGTTGTTCGATTGCCGCACATCCAACGTGGTCGCGATGCCGTCCGTCCACCAGAACGTCGTCATCGCGATCCGGAACGTCAGATACCCCTCCAACTGGGAGAACGCGGTGTGATGGAAGGTCCCACCGCGAACATGCAACCGGCCGCCTTGCGGGTTCCGGGAACCGACTGACGTCAACTGTAGATGTGCGGGGAACTGCCCATCCAGGTTCGGGTCATCGACGGAGATGATCGTATCGGTGACGTTGATCGTCCCATTGCAGGACTCCCACCCGAAATTCGACGCGTTCGTGTAGCCGCCGAGCGACACCCCACTGTTCAGGGCCGGGTCGATGTTGTGGTTGTTCGAGATTCGCTCCGACTTGACTCGGGTCGCCTCGTACGTGCCGGATGTGGCGGAGTTCTGGTCGTTGACCGCATACCGGGACACATTCGAGTCATGCAGCCACACATCGACCAGGTGATGCTCAGTCTCGTTGTTGCCCATGATCGGACCGCAACGGGTCGGCTGCGCCGCATCGATCGCCGCATCCCGGCGCCCGTCGAATTCACAGTTGTGGATGTGGTGGATGCCTTGCGCCGTCGTGATGTTGCCTTGCTCGAACGGCGGAGACGATGTCGATGCGCGCCCTGCGCCGATGAACGCACAGTACGAAATGTACGAGGTCGCGTTGTAGTAGATCACGACACCCTGATGCGGGGCAGGCTGCGGAACCACCATCGCGGGGGTCGCGCCGGCGGCTTGCGATGTGAGGTTCTGCTGATCCGCGGAACGGAATTTGATTCCGGCGAGCAACACCGGAGAGGCGGCGGACCCGTCGATCCGGCACAGGCCCATCTGGTTCGGGCTGCTACCGCTACTCGGGGTCATCGCCTGGAGTGCGCTGAGTTGCGCCGCCGACATCGAGTTCGCATCCATCTGGATGATCGCTTGCGATGTCGAGTTGCTGATGAAGCCGCGGAGGTTCGGGAACCAGAACCCGAACGAGTACGTCTGGTCACCGGAGCCGCCGATCAGCCGGAACGACGTCAGATGATAGACGGTCCCGCCGACGAGACGCACAACGCAGCGACCGCCAGCCGCGGCGACCGTGTTCGCGAGGTTGGTGTAGAAGTCGGAACCGCCGGTCTGAATGTCGACGATCGTCGCGCCCGACCATGCTGCGTCGGTCGTGAGTTGAGCCGTGGACGTGTATGTCTGGGGGAGATTCGAGACGGACCAGTCGGAGCCGCCCGAACTGGACACGGAAGCGGACGGGGTGCCGGTGCCACCGTGAGCGCCCATCGGAACCGCGTTGATGGTGGCGCCGGGCGCACCAGTCGACACGACAGGGGCAACCACCCCGGCGGAGCTCCCGGTTGGGAGCCCCACCTGGATCGGTGTGCCGACACCTTCAACGGTGAAGCGGTCCTTCACCTTGAAGGTGGCTACGGTGATCATGCGATCAGCACGTAGGCGATACCGGACGGGTCCCACTGGACGAGGAACGTACCCGCCGTGGATGTCTGGTCCGCACCGAAGTCGATCAGCGCGATCAGCGGCCGGGTGGCATCCGAGGCGGGGGTCGAGTCGTAGAGGACCGCATAGCGGGCGGTGATCGTCGCGGTTGTCCAGGACACGTTCGACCCGGACAGGACCATGATGCCACGGCCGACACACGTCCAGGTGACGGTGCCGTCTGCGACAGTCTGCCCGACAACGGTCGGGTAGGTGGGCAGCCCGGACGCGGTTGTGCCGGCGGCGGAGCACTGATACAGGTATCCGTTGCCGGTGGCGGGGCGGACGATCTGCCCGACCGTGTACGCGGTTGTGGCGGCACGAGTGGTCGTGTACGTGTTCCCGGAGAAGTCCGCGACCGTCGCCGATCCCAGCACCGCACCGGTCGCCGTGTATCCGGTACCGGATACCTCGTTGGTGACAGACGACTTGTACACATGCGCGTCAAGGTCGGGGGTGTACGAGCTCGTGCACAGCATGAGTTTGATCACGTCGGAGTTGAAGTCGATCTCCACATTCCAGGCTTTCGCCATCACCCCACGGTAGAACGATCCTGAGACAGCCACGATACGGCCCCCTAGCTCTGGGTGAAGGTTGGCGTGATGGAGTACACGCCCTGAGATGCGAACGTCTGCGATGTGATCGTCGCGCCGTCCTCATACGTGCCAGCGGTGACGGCGGTGTAGAACTCGTAGCCGACAACGGTGGTGGAGGCGGGGACGTTGAACGCGGACGCCGCGGTGGTGGTGATCGCGCCCGCCGATGCGGCACCCCAGGCCGGGGCGAGCCGCGCGTAGGCGGGGGCGCCACCGGAAACCTCGGTGCCAGCGGATGAGCCGGGAGCGGTGGTGCTGAGCGCCCCGTAGATACCCACGTTCGCCGCATACGCGGTCGCCATGAGCGTTTTGCCTGCTACTGCGAGCATGAGTTATGCCTCCACGATCTTGCCGGACCCGTCGACAGTCTTCCCGCGGTGCGGGTGACCCTCGGACAGGTGGTGCGGGTAGTGAGTGAGCCCGTCGTCGCCGGCCGGGCCGGGGTTGTGCTCGTCGGAGACAACCTGGACGGTGGAGAACCGTTTCCGGGCGTCCTCCAGGTATGCGTCGAGGATGTCGACGGGGACGTAGTCGTCGAACTGGTGAACCTGGTTGACTGGGTTCCCGTCGTGGTCGAGGCCGACCGTGACGGTGCTGACTCCGCGGACATGCCGCTTTTCGATTGCCACAGTGGGCTCCTTACTCGTTGGGGGTGATGATGGTTGCTGCGACCGGTGCCATTGAGCAGCGGCAGAACGGGTGAAGCGGAGGCTTAGCCCCCTCATCACCCATAGGGTGCGGGTTCTGGTCTTCGATGTCGGTGCATTCCGGGCCGGCCCCGTCTGCGGTGACCAAATCCCACTCGGTCACCCCGTTGTCGGAGTACGTGCCGGATGCGCCCGCGGTTTGCGCGCGCGCCGTCTCGGTCGCGGCGATCATCGTCGCCCGGCCGGGAATATCGACCAGGTCGGTGATGCTGTTCGCGATCGAGTCGACCGAGTCACCCCGGCCGAGCCCCTCGGCGATCGCATCGCCAAGCTGACCGAGAACCGTTTGCTTCACCGACTGGATGGTGACACCGGCCGAGTTCAGCAGCGACTCCAACCCGCCGTCCGCTGCGGCTTGCGCTGCGACGGTGTCGCCGGGTGTCCAGGTGGCCCAGTCGATGTCGTTGAGAGTCCCCGCGAACGAGGGCACCGAATCGACGCCGAGTTGCTGCGCGACCTGCTGCGCGCCACCATGTGAACCGGTCAGGTAGCCGGCCGTGGACATGGAGCGGAGTGCAACCTCCATGTCCGGGCCGGTTCCGTCGTCGAGTCCGGCGGCGATATCGTCACCCTCACCCGATTTCAGGAAGGAGGCAGCGTGCGCAGCGGCAACCTCTCCGATCGGTAACGACGAGATCCAGTCGGTGAGCGCTTTCACAAGCAACGGCTGGTAGTAGTCGATGATTTGGAGGTCGTAGTTGTGCATCGGCGTTTTCGGCTGGCCGTCACGCCAGCCCTTCTCAAAAGGGACGGCATCGGCCTCCACTGCAGGTTCGCCGCGCAAGGCGACAAGTACATCTGATATGTCGGCTTGCAGGTCCACGCGCACAGCCGGGTTGCCGACCAACTGCTTCGGGTCCCACCATGCGACCGTCTCGATGTTGTCGCCGTCCGGGTCGTCCGGGTTCAGGACTTCAGTCGATCCGATCCGGCACGGCACATCCGCCTCCGTGGGGACGAGCATGACGAACCCCTGGTAGTGGCCGTTGCCCCAAGTCCCATCGGTCATTTGACCGGCTGGGATCGGAACACCGACTTCCTCTTGCCACTCTCGGGACGCTGCGATGGCTGGCGTTTCTCCTGCCTCCAGATGTCCGCCCGGGAACTCCCACGTGCCCTGATTCGGGTCGGTGGGGTCGAGTGCGCGCTGAATCATCAGCACACGCCCGGTGTCCTCAGCGAGAATGGCGAGCCCAGCAACGGCGACCTGACCGGCATCCTTGCGAATGACGGCGAGCCCGAGCTTGTTGAGCTCGTGCGCGTCGCGGACGCCAGCGGTACGGAACTGGAAGTCACGCCAGGTGCCCCGTTTCCGGCGCGTCTCGACGAACTTCCGGAACGCCGCCCGCTCATCGTTGACGGATGCTGCGGACTTCACAGCAACCGCCGCGGCGAGCGAACCGCCCTCGTTCAGGACAGACTCTTGCGGGGTCGGTTTCCCGCCATCGGAGATCGTGAGCGCTTGAATCTTCTGCGGGTCCGCCTCGGTGGCGGGGGTGATCGTACCGGGCATCGGTTCCGCCGTTTCCGGGTCGACCGGACCGGACGCCGCCTCGACAGAGGACAACGGGATCGGGCCGATCTTCGGAACGAGAACGAACCGGGGAACCTTCTGCTCGTCGACGATCCCGAACCGGGCCTCCGCGATATCGGACACCGACACGGCACCCATCTCCACGTACACCTTGTCGGATTGGGCGGTCGCGAGACGGTCCTCAGTCTCCCCACCCGCATCGAACCGGAACTCGACCGGGAGGCCCATGTCCTCTTGCAGGAAACGAGTGAACACGCCGTTGACATGCTCCCGGAGCGGGAGGTCACCGACACGTTCGGTGAGCCCTTCCTGGGTTTCCCCGTTCGCCCGGTTCACGTCGACGATGTAGCCGAGGTCTTGCGGGGTCATGTGGAAAGCAGCAGTCGTTTTCCGTTCGAACCAGGCCGCAATGTCCTTATCGAACGCGTGCGGGTTGACCTCCTGAAACTTGACTCCCGGCGGCATCCATTTGATCTGCGACTTCGCATCCTCATCCCCGGCGAGGATCGCATCGTACGACTTCTGCCATGCGTCCTTCTGCTCCGGGGTGGTGCCATCGGGGAGAATCCCGAACATGTCGGGGATGTTCCCGCTGGTGAAGTTGCGGAGGAAATGCATCTGAAATTTGACATCGGTGGAGGCGTTCACGATGACCGCTTCGAGCGGAGCTCGCCCGTACGGTGTGTTGGTGATTTTCCGGAACGGCTCATAGACGAGCTGGTCGTACGTGTACCACTCGACCGGGATGCCGTGAATGATCTGCACATATGCGGAGGCGTCACCATCCGGCACATCCCCCCAGCCGTCGAGCAGAGGGGCGATGGTGGTGCCGTCGATCGGTTTCAGGCCGATCGCTTGACCGGCGTTGTTCCGGACTTTGTACAGGCAGCCAGCGTCGTAGGCGAGGATGTCCCACAGGTACTCACCGAGCATCGTGAACAGGGGGGTGCGGCCGTCAGGTTTCGCCATCACCCGGCGGGCCTCCATGATCGCCCGATCCACATTCTCGGTCACCCCATCAACGGGGACAATCTCCCACGGCAACGCCCGAATCGAGTCGATCCGGTGGGTGATGCACACTTGGGCAACATCGTACGCGTCGATGAAGTCACGGAGTGTTGAGAAGGAGATACGGGAGTCGGAGCGCGGTCTGGTGGTGATGTTCCGGCCCGGCTGGTAGTCGAACCGGCGCGGAGTCTGGTCGATACCCCAGGCCGGGTTGAGCGGCATCCCCGGGCCGAGCGGGGTACGCCCGTCCATGCCCTGATTCTGGTTCGCGAGGACAACAAGATCCTTACTTGCAGGGGTCGCCTTCTGCACCCCAGCGAGAGCGAGGGCGGCGCGGCGCGCGTTGTCCAGCAGTCCCATGAGGTAACCCTTTCAGTCAGCGTTTAACAGCACGGAACGCCGCATTGCGGGCGTCTCGTAGTGGGTCGCCGGTCGGCTCCACATGGGTCAGTTCAGCGTCCGCCTGTTCGGTTTCCGCTTGCTTCTTCTGCATCGCCGCGATCCATTCGGCCGCCCCGATCGCACCGATGAAGAATCGGGCGAGAGCTTGCGATGACTCGTCGACTTGGTCGTCGTGGGCGCCGTTCGGGAACTGGGCCGCCTCATCGATGAACTCATCGACGGGAAACAGCGCAACCTCCGACGACGGCAGGTAGACGCCGCCGGCTTGGATGAACGGGGACACAGCGGACGCGCGAGCGTACTTCGATTCTTTCGGGTTGATCGGGATGAGGCCCGGAATTTTCTTCCGCAGCGTATCCATCACCGCTGTCCCGTTGGCTTTGTCCTCGACGAGTTTCGCGCGGACTTGCGGCCACTTCTGCACCATCCGCTCGAACGCGGTCACCGTCTCGGTGAACGACAGGCGGGCGCGGACTTGGTCGAGTTTGTAGACGAGCGCACCGCGCCGCATCCACACACCGCCGACCACGAAGTCGGAGTCGTTGGCGTCCTTGAACGTCATATCCCAACTCATGATCATGTCGTCGAAATCGTCGACCGTGTACGTCGCCTCATTCGTGCCGGGGTTGCTGATCGACCAGAGCGGCCGGTCGTAGAACCTCCACCATTCCCGTTTCCACACGTCACCAGCATCCGGGCTCGGGCGGCCCTGGAACATGGCGGACCAGGTGCGGGCGGGGGTGGCCGCTTTCGTTGCTTCCCACTCCGCCGTCGATCGGCCGCGAGCGGACTGCATGAACTCACCCGGCCGGCGGTCGAGCGGATCGGTTTCGTCGGCTTCGGGGTTGTGGTCCGCTTGCGCGGGAATGTTCACAACCTCCCACCGGTCGAAATGCTCCAGACCTTTCTTCTCGTCCTCAGCTTGTTGGGTGAGGAGACGGCCGGCGAGATCGAGTTCATGCCAGCGGGTCAGGATCAGGATCACCGGTTTCGCGGACACACGGGCACGCGCAACCGACGACCACCAATCCCAGGCAGCCTCCGACTGGATCACCGACTCAGCAGCCCTGTAGTCCTTCACCGGGTCGTCAATCACGAGGAGGTCCACAGGGGTACCGGAGAACGCGCCGCCGATGCCTGTCGCGTACACAGAGCCCGCGTGCGGGTGGGCGAGTTGCCAGAACTGGGTGGACTTCGCATCCTTCTTCAGCCCGAGCTCCAGGTCGAGGGCACCGTAGCGGCCGTCGAACGCTTGCAGGTCGTTCCTGATCTCCAGCGAGAAACGGCGGGCGATCCGATCCGAATAGGACACGATCGCGACGCGGAGTTCCGGGTTCTGTTTCAGGAACCAGAGAATCCCGTAATGGGTGGTCCGCTGGCTTTTGCCCTCCTGTGGCGGCATCGAAATGATCAGCCGGTTGCATTCCCCGCGAGCGACCCGCATCAGCGCCGCATCGATCAGGTCAAGCGCGGCCGTCTGCACCGTGGCCGGGTTGAGGGCTTTCGCGAGATCACCGGGTGTGTCGAACTTTGGCGGCGGGTTCAGCGCCCGCTTCCGTTGCTGCATCATCGTCAGCACAGCAGCGGCGGCTTCCGGGTTGTTCCGCCAGCCGGCCGGGAGCATCGCAGTCACAGGGGCTCATTTCTTCGCTTTGATGACCTCGGGCGGGTCGGAGTAAACATGGCGGGCTGCCTCATCCTCGTACAGGCGGGCCGTCTCATCCCCCCACGCACCGTACTGTGCGATCAGGGCGGGCTTGTGCTTAGCCCAGTGGTGGGCACAGAAGAACAGGTAGTCGCCGGTCGACGGAGTCCGCACCCACGCATACGCGTGCGCCCGACACACATCACACCGATCAGCCCCGGTGATCAGCCAACGCTCGATAGGAACATCGTCGTCATGCATCAGGTCAGCCAGCCTCTCTCCATCCACAGTTTCTCGAACGCGCCCGGGAACCGGGTAGCCGGCGGGCGCGCATCCTTTAGCACTTCAACGGCCGGATGTGCCGCCATCAGCGACGCGTACGCGAGTTGCGCGCACTGCCAATGGGTGCCGTCGTTGAGGCGTTCCTCGACCCATCTGGGCGTGTGCCGGCGGGTGAGGATCGAGATCAGTATCCAGAAGTCCGCCCACCAGTTGTACGGTTTCCCGATCTGCTGGTAGGCGAAGTCGGCAACCTCCCAATGCTGCAACTCCGTCTCGGTGAACTGCGACCAGACGATCAGTTTGAAATGGGTTTGATGCCGGATGCGGACGTTCCGGTGCTCTGCGGAGACAGTGTCGCCGCCCTGTATTCCGACAACCATGTGGTTGAACCGGGCGGGTCTACCGTTGGCGCCGCGGGTGAAGAACCGGATCAACCACGGGAGGATGCCGCGAGTACGGACGAGGGCAACCTGTCCGACGTGCGTAAGTGGCACGGGTATGCACCCCCTTCGGAGCGGCGCTCGCAGTCGCGGGCGAGAGATGGGACAACGTAGGCGTGGCCGCAGTATTTGCACTGCCACGGGGTCATTCGGGGGGCCATTCGATCGGAAGCTGCCCGACGAATTTTTCCTGCGGGTACAGGCGCCGGGCCTCCTCCAGGAGATGCTCCGGGATCACCCACGTCGGCTGCTCGTACCGGCTACCGGTGGCGTAGATACCCTGTATCGCGGCACTAACCGTGTCGATGAGCGACTGCGCGGCGGTCACGCGAGGAATTCCCGGTCCGGGATGTAGCCGCCGTGGCCGTCCGGGTGGTAGTGGATGCCGTGATCGGTGTAGCCGGGTGTCCGTTCGGGCGGGTCGGGGTGATTCGCGTTGGCGCACGCGCCGTCCGGGTCGTCAGTGGCGCAAGTGGTGTCGAGCATGGTGGTTTCCCTTCGCTGGGATGAGGTCGGGCCAGGCGACACGCACGCCGCCTGGCCCTATCGCCGTTATCTTCGAACCCGGTGGCGTACCGAGTGCCCTGCCCTATGCGGCGGCGGAAGGAGCCAGCCGCGGGCCTCGAAGCCAGGGGAGCGGGAGAACGCTGAGCAGCTCCGGCATCGTCGGAGTGAGCGCATCGCACGCTTGGCAATGGAACTGTTCGCCGCTGAGGGTGACGTAAACCTCGAACGCGAGCAGGTCGTTGTGGCAGGAGTTGCAGTACAGGGCCGTCCGACCACACACACACAGTTTCGTGATGCGCCAACGCGGTTCCCCGGAGCAGAGATCGCATCCGGGCGTTTCCAACTCGTCGAGGATCAGGAGGACATCAGTGCCCTCAAGCAGCATCGTCATGATCAGTCCTTTCGGCCTGGAAGATGACCGAGCGGGCGCACGGGTCGGTCTTTGTACGTGTCCCACTCGGTGCGGCACATGAACTGGAAGTCGATCGGCAGGCCGGTCGCGGCGGCGAGTTGGTCACTGATCGCCGCGTTGAAGAACAGCCACTCGCGGCTGAGGTGTCGCCCCCATTTCTTGTCCGATAGCAGCAGGCGAATGTCCACGTCGCGGTAGTTGCGTCGTTCGAGCACGGAACCGACGAGGTACACCTGGAACGGGTAGAGGGCTTGGAGTCGGGCGCACGCTGAGTCGAGTCGGTATAGTTCGGGGACGCCGAGCCAGCAGCTTCGGGTTTTCTCTTCCGGGTCGGTCATGAGAGCTCCGGGATCAGTCGGGCACCGTACAGGTGGCAGGCGGGGCAATACCAGTCCTGGAATCTCCCGAACGGGTGAGGTTCCTCCGCCCAGTCGATAGCCACGAGCAGCCCGGTCAGGGCGCAGCGGAGACAGATGAGCATGAGCAGCTTCAATCCGGGAGAAGTTCGAACCGGTACGTGCCGGGTGGGTGCATAAGGTCGCAGCGGGTGCAGTGAATGTCGCCGCAGGTGGGGCCGGTCAGGTAGTCACGGCGGGCTTTGCAGATCAGCGCCCGCGATCCGCAGCAGGGGGCGATCATGTGGTACGAGGCCGGCTGGGTTGGGTCGTGGTGGGCCTGCCCGTTCGCGTGGGCTCGCCGATCCTCACACTCGTATCGGGGCACGAACTCGTAGTCGGTGAGGGTGATAGTCGCTTCAGCCGTTTCAGGCATTAGATCGCCGCCTGCCGCCGCGGGGACCGTTCGAGGGGAGCCCGAGCCGTCGCCGATCCGTACAGATGACGGGGACACTGATGTTGAACAGGGCTGCGATCTGCGAGTCGACGAGCCCGTCCGCTACCGCCTTCCGGAGGTCATCGTCGGTGTGGGTGCGGTGGCGCCGGGTCTGCCGCGGTTTCTGCCCATACCGGGGTGACGGTTCGATCGTGGTGCCGAGCGCGCGGCGGACCAGGGATTCGATCAGCCGGTGCACCTGTGTGTCCTTCTCCGCGGCGATCCGGGCGAGGGCCTGGTATTCCCCCGTCGTTAGGCTGATCTGCTGTAGGACGGACACTGGGGGCTCCCTAGTGGCGGTTCAGCGCCTCCGTGGTTTCAAAGGGGTAACAGTTGCGAGCGGGCCAATGTCGATGCGGGGTGGCGGCTCGTAGTTGTGGTGGGTGGGGCAGTACTCCGTGTCAGCGCGGATGCTCCAACCGAAGTCCTCAGCGTGGGAGTACGCATCCCCGTCATCTTCAGCGGTCCGCTTCCACCAGATACGGCGACCGCATTTGCCGACGGGCAGCACGCCGTCCACGATCGCGTCGCATGTGAACACGATGAATGCGGTCACAGGAACCACTCGATCGGACCGCACTCTTTGCCGTACTGGTGTACCCGATTCATGGTGTAGACGAGGGCGCGGCGGTCTGCGCGGGACATGAGCCGGTCATCCTGCAACTCGACCAGCAGTTCCCATAGCAGGAGGTAGCCGTCGTGGCCCATCCAGTCGATCCGGTCGTTCATAGCGGCACCCGAGCCCAGATGATCTCCCAGCCGAGCCGGACCGTGTTGCAGAGTATGCAACCCTGCGCGAACCCGGCGAGAGCGGCAGCCTCACATGTGGCGCGTGTCACCGCGTCGTGACTGGTGCAGAGTTCCGTTGTCGCACCGCAGAACCGGCACCGCCAACACCAAGCGGCGGGATGCTCACACACACCCAAGTAGCCCTCGCACGGCGGCTCGTAGGTGGGTTCGTCGTGTAGGTCGGTGAGGTCGAGGATGCCCGGCTGATCGAGTGTCGTGGTCATGGCTGCTGGACCTCCGCAATGAAAGCGATACCGAACTCATCCCTACCCTCGATGCGGAACACGATCCGCTCGCCGGGGCGAAGCTCGTAGTTGCTCCGGATGGATTGGAGGAACTGTTGTTTCAGCGCGCGAATCACTGGCAGCGGGCCAGACCAGGCGAGCGCGAGCGCATCCCGCGAGATGTAGCCCTGCGCGTAGGTGACAGTTCTCATGGCTGGAGCCATCGCGGTGCGCGGTAGCCTCGAATGTCGCGATAGCTGCCGTCCGGGTCGCGGATCAGGTGTGGGTCGCCGAGGTCGATCGGATGCGAGTTGGGCACGAACCCACCCTCAGCGAGCGTCGGGTAGTCACCGTTGACGACCATGTCACGGAACGGGGTAGTCGGGCGGCGAGCGAACTCGTGGTACTCACCGTCGAGGATGATGCCCTTAGCGTGGACGTGTGTGCCGGCGGGGTAGTTGCACAGCGCGTAGTCGCATTTCCTTGGGCGGCCCCGGAGCGCGTCGATCAGTTTCCGGAACTCGGAGCCAGCCCACTGCGCCGCCTCCGCGAACGTCATCGGTTTAACCGGTTCCGGTTGCCGGCTCATAGCGCGGGCGTGCTCCCGGAGCATCACGTACGCGTAGGAGTCGTCGTGGAACCTCATCGTTCCTCCATCGTGAATCCGACGATCGGGCGACCGTCCCGCTCATGCGGTAACCATTTCGGTTGCGACGCGCGCTCCGTCGAGGATGTACCGGAGGTTGGGGCGAACCCTGGCTCCAGTTTCGGCTGCTCCGCAACGATCGCCCGAAGCTGTACGAGGATGGCTGCCTGCTGCCGGGTGACCCGGAGACGTCGAATCGACGCTGACGCTCTCACCACGGCTCCTTCAAAGTTCGATGAACCGCACCGATCACATCCGGTGGGAGTGGTACCCGCGATGAACTGCCGTTCGGTTGCCACGACGACGGCCACGACACGGTGAACGCGGCTACGGTGGCGCCTGGCGCATAAGCGTCTCCACTGTGGAGCCAGCCGACGTGCGGTTCGTCCCGGACACAGCGGATCGTGACCGGCTCGTCGCTGATTGTGAGCACCATCGTTGCGTCGCATCTCATGGTTTCCCCGTCCAGCGGCCCTGCCGGATCAGAATCTTCTTCCGTTCGATCGGCGACATTCCACCCCAGAACCCGGTCCGCTCATCGTTGTCGAGCGCGTAGTTCAAGCATTGCCGCCTGACCTCGCACTGCTCGCAGATGGTGCGGGCTTCCGCGTACATGCCAAACGTGCGATCGTTCACGACGAAGGTGGGGAAAAACAGGGACGGCCCGGTTTCAGCGCAGAGCGCATCATCCTCCCAGTCGAGTTTCCCGTGCGGGGCTTCCGCTGCGTCGGTCATGACCGCCTCCAACCCGCGGTGAGGATCGCCTGCACGAGCTTGTTCTTGTCAGTCACATCGAGGACGGCGGGGGAGAAGTGCGCCTCAAGGAGTCGTTCGAGCGCTTCCAAGTCTGCGAGAGTCGCGGGTGCTGGTTCGGGCGGTCGGACCGGTTCGGGTGCCTCCCATATGTCGCGGATGTTCCGGGTGCGGATCAGTCCGGATGTCAGCCGGCCGGCGTAGTAGTCGGAGGCGGGGATGATACCGACGTCGACGGCGGAGGAGTCGGAGTGGGTGACGATCTCGACCAGGAACCCGCGGAGCGTGTTGCCGAGCATGGTGCGTACTTCCACATGTTTCTGGTTGAGGCGGACGGCTCGCTCGCGCACCGTCTCCGGTACCGGTTCCCGTGGCCAGCAGAAGTTCAGCGCGTACATGTGCATACCTTGGTGGTCACGCCGGCAGATGCATTGCCGGCTGGGGTAGCCGTAGCGGGATGCGTGGCAGAGCGGACCGAACAGGCGGGTCGTCTCCAGCCGCGTCTCCTCGTCGGTTCGTGGCCGGGCCTTGGTGGTGCGCCTCATCATCTCCCGTGTCAGCGAGTTGAGGCGCTCCTCCCAATTCCTGGTGCGCATCCAGAGGACGATCCCGGCGAGCACGAGGGCGAGAGTGAACCCTGAGGTTGCGTACAGCAGGTCCGTGTTCATCGGGGCGCCCATCCGAGATCGCGGATCCGTTTGACCGCGTCGCGGGTTCTTGGGATATACATGAATTCACTGAGGGCGGCGGCGAGATCGTCGTCAGCGGTTCGCACCTTCTCGATCTTCTCTGGGTTGGAGACGGTCCCCATGTATTCGAGACGCGCGCTTACGTATATGCCACCCCTGCTGCTGTGGGTGACGGTGACATCCATCAGTTTGCCGGTCCATTGCTGGTCCGACCGGGTGATGACCACTTCTTCGCCGAGGAGTTTCACGCCGGAGTCGTACACGACATAGGCGCGGCCGGCGATTTCTGGATCGGGCTCTTTCACCTTCTCGATGGATGTCACACCATCGATCGCACCGATACCGTCGAGGACAACCTCCGTCGAGTTGCTGATGTGAGTGCCGACGTGGTAGGAGGCTCGGGAGAGTCGGCCGCGATACTTGGCACCAGCGCGGTCAATGACGTGTACCTCTTCAGTGAGGAGCGCTTCCGCGGCGTGGAAGACTTCGATCGAGGATTGGTAGGGGTAGCTCATGGGTTCTTCCGTTCCGGGCTGGGTGGCCCGATCTTCTCGTGGGTGATTGCGCGGACACTGCTGGTCGGGACGATCAGGAACGCTTGCCCGTTCGCCTCCGACCGGAACACAACCCAGCCGTCCGTGAGTTGCACGTCGGTGCCTTTCGGCATGACCAGCGGGTCCGTGTCGGGCCGGTGCAGGATGTACCGTTTGTCAGCCGGCATCAGTCGGACTTCGCGAGGATCGCCCAACCCCACAACAGCAGGGCGGCGAT